GCCCATCATTATGAATCTCAACAGTCTCCACCGTTGGGATCCCCGTCACGTCGGTTACGACGATTTGTTTGACCGTCCTGCGTGTAATATTACACTAAAAAATCAGGATAGATCGCTGTGCAGCGCACAAAGGTTTCCGAATGTGTAGACGTTTATGACACGTTCGCGAAAGCCGCCAGGTAGGACATAAGGATCACTCCTTGTATCCCGAATATGACGAAAGGCGGACATAGGGTCGAATTTTGCGTAAGCAAAAGATGCATCGACACTCTCCGTTTCCCACTCTTCATATCCTATTTGGCACATGTAACTTCGAAACTGCATTAAAGCAATATCTTTGTAACTTGCCATTGGGTTTGACGACTCTACCGACTGTACTTTATAGGTCGGTATAAGTGCATCATCCAAACTGAGCTCAATAGATCCTCCACTTTGAGTCGTAGCATCGCTGCTGCGTTTCGGGGTGGTGACTATTGAAGTAAAAGTAAAACCGGACTTATCAGAAACAGAAAACAACCTTTGAATTCTCTTAGGGAGCTTCTGCAAGAAGAATGGGTCCGTCTCAGTACCAGGATGACGACGAAGATACTCATCGCGAAGTTCTTTTACCTTTATATGATTGCGACATTTAGTCATATATGCCGCATTGTCAGTGACAATGTGCCCGTCTCCGTAACCATCAGGACCAAAATTTATATTGGCCTCGTCTAAACAACCCATAAGGTATATAACCATACGAGTGTCAAGCAAATTATAGTTACGGTAATCGAAGTTAAGTAAACCAACGATCCGAGCATCATTCCATCGATCTTTAAGATAAAAGGGTCTAACGTTTTTTCCAAAAAAGTAATCTTTACCACAAGATTCTCGGAAATTACCACTAGAAAAGGATTTCTCCTTGTTTATAGTAAAACCAAAAAACTCAAGGCCGGCCCTAACATCCTGAAGCGCTTCGACTGGATAAATTAAATCGTCGCCGTAAACGCTTATTTTAGAGGTGTCAGCACCCACTTTCTCAACCATCGTGTGAACAATTGCGTAGAAAATCAAACTCTCTAGCTCAAAAGTAAAACCATTTCCCATTGAGGAAAATGACTCTAGAGCTAAAATTGAATTTGATTTTTCATCCATATTAATGTGGCCAGTTCTTCCCCAATTAAGGAGGTCAAACCAGTCAGGACAAAATTTCAACGCCATCCACACTGCGATATAAGCCAGTGTATTACTCGCATTCAACAAATCGTCTGTAACGGTTTCGCCAGTTATCGACCCGAGTAAGGCCAACATCTGATTTTTTGTTTGATATTTTAAACTATTACCAAACAAAGCTAACCGCTCCCGTATTTTAGAACCTATTGCCTTTTGAAAGGGCATACTTAAATTAGGTTCAGTTACGGTAGTACGAAGAGTCTTTGCATTTTTTGGAACCATACCGAAGATACCGAAAGCTACTTGTGGTTGTTTATACCACAATTCATGGTAGCCGCAGTATAAAGGCATCGTGTCGATCCATGAATCCCAAAAAGATGGAAACATCTCATTGGATGGTTTACGACAAGGATGCATCGATATGGAGCATTCTGGAACCGCTTTAAGTTTAAAGCGGGGAGTGATATTTTCTCCTCTGCACGCACTACTTTGACCAGGTCCGAATTGGAAATTAAGCTCAGAAAGAGCCGGCGCCTTTCCCAAGATACGACTGATTTTCCGCAAAACGTCTGTTAAATCAGATTTTGCGCTAAACAGATCTTGTTTAGATTCGTATAAGTGGAAAAGACGCTGGTTTGTATTTCTGCACTTCAGTTCGGTTTCAATGAAGTTTATTAGACAATTGCGTTGTTTATCAACGCCATCTAAAGTAAGGTCAGCATTTTTTGAATATAAGCTAACCACCTGCCTTGCACAACGAAATTCACGAATAGTGGACTCGTCAAACACAGTAGGATCAACATTGAATACTGCCAGCCGATTAAAATCATCTGAATCAACGAGCCTTTTGAGCTCTTCAGAGTAATAACCAGCTTGGTCAGCGAAGAAAAGCGCAATAGTCTTCGTGATTTTTGCGGACTTCTCTTTTTTGTACTGATCATAGAATTTACGTGGTTTTGGTTTACTGGAACTGTCTTTCTTTTTCGATTTCATGGTTGTTTTCATAAAATACACCTTTTAAATGATGAATTATAGGAGGCTAAAGAAATAAAATTAAAGCCCGGATTTAGTTTGGCATTTCGTTCTTATCGAACGCATATACAAACTGATATCCACAATTAGGCGCGGCCAAGCACTTTCGTACTAGGTTCCGTGCTTCCTTGTTTTGAGCTTCTGTCGCGCGCGTAGTCGTTATACTATCAACGTTGTATCGGATAGGAAACGCTAGTTTTGCGGCAGCAGTATAACCTGAGGAATTGTTTCCGGTTACTACTTCCATAACAGGCAGATAGACAGTAAACCGTTTTCGCAACTCGCGAGAACCACGTTTAGTCGGAAGATTTATTAGTTGAAGAACGATACAAGACTCCTCGTTAGAGGGTCCAGACTCGCGCCACCATCTAGTATCACCGACCGCTTTTATGGCTTTATAAGTCACGGAAGTTGTGTCGTCTGCTAAAGTTATGGTAAAGTCAGCGAAAGTTGACATAAAGTATACCTCAATTCTACATAGTTAATGTTAAAAACAAGAAACGTAAGTCCAAGGTTGTAGATTACCTTCAACAATATCTAATGTTTTATTATTCTGCCTGCGGATGTGTTTAGGCCAACCAACAACGCTAAACCATTTAACCAGTGCTCAGGAACGAGTCTTTTGTTAAATGACGGTGTTGGAAGATGTGAAATGCCTTCACGCCATCCTTGATACTCTCTTTTTACTGTAACATATCGTTCAAATGGTTTCCCAAACGGGTACGATACACTAGTGCCTTGTGGAAACAAGACGGTTGGTCCCGGCATTCCTGCCTGAACCACAGTTCTAATTGAGTAATCAGACTGCCAAACTTCACCCCATTCGAAATTACGAGTATTACCGTGCGCCTCAAGGAAATCCGAGAGGTGTAATGTCCAGTCAAAGACGAAGGACAGCCAGGTAACAGCCCATAAATCGTACAGGGGGTTGTTTATAGACATAAGGGTTGAAAAGCTAGGGGGTTGAAGTAATATCGCGCGTATTTCTTTGCGCACTTCATAGGATGCTAGAACATCACATCCATTCCCTCTGACGTACTCTGTTACTTTTCGAGTACGCCTTGCTTTCACTCTCTGCTTATTAGTTCTTAAAAGCGACGTAGAAAGTAGATTAGCTACGGCCTCAGCACCACTATACATATCACTGAGTAAAGGGCGAACCCCGTACTGAACAGCGAGTATATCGGATGCAATTGCCTCTTTCGAGGTAATATAATGCCATAGTCTATCACTACGTACTTTGTTCGGGTTATAGGACTTGTCAAGTAGAGGAAAACGTCTCATGACATCTGCGTGAGCAGTGCCTTTGAGACCCCTACTTGCTAACAACGCCTGTTTCATCACTGCAAAATCTCTTTTCTTTACACCGTAGAGAAAAGATGCAAGACGATGTGCAGCGTCATTGATCATACGTATAGGCTGATGAGCCTCAGCGAGGAATTCCCCGCCGTTAAAAGTATGACCTCTAGCCTTGTTGCCAACTTTGTTATTTAACTTTAAACTATCGTTATCAGACCACGCATCAAGCGCGTTCCAATTAACCGATGGCCATAAGTTGTTGGCGCCGAACTGCTTCACTGTGCCGTTGTCTGTCCATTGGACAAGACTAGTACGCCAGTGCGCAATATCTAGCAGATATGAGTGTTCCCTTCTCTTAGATTCCAGATCAACGCCGTCCCCACCAGTCCACTGCTTTGAAAAATACTCCCCAACTAACAAGTTGGTATTGAAGTATTGCAGTGTGACGTTGGAGCGACTGTCTGAAATATAAGTGCCCGCAGTCATTCTTGTATCATCATGTCAATCTCTTTCGAGCGACGTGAAATATAAGAAGCAAGCGCATTCTCGTCCACCGGACCAGCAACGACTTGTTCGATACCTTCTAACAAAGCTGACGTAATAGCCATATGTGTTCCTATTTTATAAGAATACACAATCTGCATATCACGAAGTGACTTGTAGTCAAAGCTGTTATACAATTCTTCCGCTGACCAATCGGTACACACTTCATCTCCAAGTCCAACGGACGAGGCTATAAATTGGTGTACCATAATCAACTGGATTAAATCGTCTTTAGTTAGCTCGGTATCTGTCAATGGGTCGAACGCAAGGGCCGAATCATGATGTATCTTTTTTAGTTGCTGCTCTAACTTATATGGATCAGTCTTGCGATTGACCGCATTGTATATTAGAGTTTGGTAATTAGCAACTTCAATTGAATTATTTTCCATGATGACACCTCGTTGAGTAGAATAAGAATGAAACAGATAACCCCTTAGGGAGAACCAGACATAAAGCTTAAGAAGATGCAAGATCAGGGCTCTATGTTAAACATGCAAATGTTTGACTATATTCCGGTAAATCTTGCACTCCGGCTTGCATGCTTTGGTTCCCCTTTCGG